GAACTCATTGAGATAGCTAAGAACAAGAATATGTTTGAATGGCAAGCTATACAAGATGCTATCTATTACTCTAAACGACTAAGAAGTGTGAGGGATAAATAAAATGGGCTATCGTTCAGACGTGGGCTATAAGATTCAGTTTGATAATTGGATTGAATGGCAACCAACAATAACAGACAGACCAATTACATCTAAAGACTTGTTTAATACATTCTTAGCTGAGGCTAAGTCAAGAGAGGATACTAAGTTATGTTTTGAAGATGATGATGGTGTGTTTACGATTGACGAGGATAAATTATCTATTACTTTCTATGCAAATAGTGTGAAGTGGTACGAGGATTATCCCGATGTGAAATGTCATGAGGCACTACTCGACCTTGCTAATGAATGGATAGAACAACATGAGAAAGATGATAGATTAAGACACTCGCCTGTCCGTTGGGGGTTTGTCCGTATTGGTGAGGAACAAGGTGATGTAGATGAAAGACATAACAACGAGGGTTACGAACTCGTATATACATGTAGGTCAATAGAGTTTGGATAAAAATGTTGTGTAACCATTATGTTTATATGTAAAGTTATAGTATAATTATATTATAGTGGTAAGGTAATCTAAAGTAGTGAGTAAGTTAGTTAGTGTAAGTGATGTATCAATTTTGTTATTTAATTTTTATGAAAGGAATTTGTTATGGAAACACTTAACTTTGAAATGCAACAACCCAACCATATTATATCGTTAGCGACATCAGCTATACTTGTCTCTGTCGATGTCAATGTATGGTCAGCAACAAAGCAAGACAGAACAATATCAGATGAGGTAACTCATGCCAAAAAGGCAGACAGTAGTGCAGGCAGATTTGTTAAGAATTTATTAGCAGATGATTTGTTTCACAAGAGGGTAAGCAACTATCGCCAAACTATTTATAATTGGTTAAAGCGTAGTACCTTTAGGTGGAACAACAACCAAGACCTATTGCCTGTCATCAATCTAGAAAAGTTTAAAACAGAGTTTAGTGAACATGAGGCAGAATTTAATCGGTTACTAGACAGTTTTATTAACAACTATCAATCTATCGTAAGTAACATGGCTTTCAAGCAAGGCGATATGTTTAATACCGATGACTACCCAACGGCGAGTGAGGTAAGAAATAAATTTGGGATACGCTTGTATGTATCAGAAGTACCAAGCCATGACTGGCGATGTCAGATTAGCCAAGACATAGCAACAGATTTAAAGAGTCAGTACGAGAGTCAGGCTCAAGAAATAGTGACTAATATCTTAAATCAACAAGTAGAACGCTTGACAGAAGTCATGGAAAGTATTTCACATTGTTGTGGTGTAACGGAAGTTAAGACAAGTGATGAGTCAATTATGAAAACTAAGAAACGCAAGATATATGACTCAACGATTGAGAAAGCTAAAGACTTGTGCGAGACATTCAAACAATTCAAACCGATTGATAATGATGTAAGTCGTCGGTTGAGTGAGGCAGTAAGTATGTTAGAGGCAACATTAAATGGTGTTGATACAGAAACTTTAAGAGAGTCTGATGCAGTACGAGACAAAGTTAAAGATAATGTAGATGACATCTTATCAAAATTTAAACTATAAAACGAAAGGATTTAAAATGAATATTAATACATTTGCAAACATTAGCATTGACGGACTTAGAAAGTTAATACCAACGATAGGTACGGAACTTACCCCAGTCGTGCAATCAGAGCCAGGTTGTGGTAAGACATCATTACTCAAGATGTTAGAGGAGGACTTAGGTGATGCCTATGATTATATCTATGTAGATTGTCCTGTGAAAGATATGTCAGACATAGCTATGACTATTCCTAACCATGCAACCAAGTCATTAGAAAGTTATGTGGGTAGTTTGTTTAAACTTGATAGTCCTAAACCTAAAGTCATATTGCTAGACGAGTTTATGAAATCACCAAAGTTATTGCAAGTTATCTTTACTAGGCTCATGCTAGAGAGAAGTGTAGGTGATACCCCATTACCAAAAGGTAGTATTGTGTTTGCAACATCTAACAATGCAAGTGATGGCGTAGGCGATAGTATGTTGGCTCATGCAGGTAATCGTGTATGTATTGTTAAAATGCAGAAACCCGATGCAGAGTCATGGCTCAAGTGGGCAGGCGATAATGGTGTCAATCCTTTAATCAGAGCATTTGTGCATATGTTCCCTAGAGTATTAGCAAGTTATACCGACGGCAACCAAGACGATAACCCATATATCTTTCAACCAAGTAAGCCTATGTTATCGTTTGCATCACCTCGGTCATTGGCTAAGGCATCAGTCATCGTGGATAACAAAGAGGTACTAGGCGAGGAAGTAGTCTTATCAGCATTGGCAGGTACAGTAGGTGCTAGTGTGGCAGGCGATATGTCAGCGTATCTCAGAATGGAAAAAGAATTACCAACACTAAAGAGTATCTTAGCTAATCCAACTGAGGTCAGAATACCAACCGAGACTGCGGCACTTCTTATGTTAATGTTCCAAGCGACAGACTCATTGGCTAATCAAGATGAACTATCCAAGTTTATGCAGTTTGTAAATAGGTTAGAGTCAAGCGAGATGCAAGCTGTATTCTTTACGATGTTATGTCGTAGTAAGAAAGGTATGCCATTGGCTCGTAACAATGCAGAGATAGCTAAGTGGGCAACTAACAATCACGAACTATTCTAGGAGTTATTAATATGAATGAAGAAACAAGACTAAAAAAAGCTCATGTAGCATTGATGAAACACCCTGAGACTGCACTATATTCAGGTGTGATACTCATGGGTGAGAATAGCATCATTGAAGAAAAGACTACTGCATATACTGATGGTCGCAATAAAAAGTATAGTCGTGAGTTTGTTTCTAAACTGACAGATGCAGAGTTAAGGGGTTTGATTATGCATGAGAACTTACATGTAGCCTTTAAACATATTCCTAGATTTAAAAAGGAATTTAAGGATAACCCTATGCTTGTTAATGCATCAGCAGATTATGTTGTTAATGATGTCATTATGAACTTACAAGACAAACATTTTTGTAGTCTACCTAGTGGTGGGTTGTATGACGCTAAGTATCATAATTGGTCTGTGCGTGAAGTGTACAACGACTTGAAGAAACAACAAGAGGAAGATAAGAAAAGTGGTAAGTCAATTACGAAATATGACTCTCTTGATGAACATGACTTTGAGGCAGGCGAGAATATGTCTGAGGAAGATGTCAAGGAATTAGAGGGCAAGATTGACAGAGCCTTGCGTGAGGGTGGTATCCTTGCAGGTCGTATGGGTAGTAAGATGCCTAGAAGTATTGAGGAACTACTTACACCTAAAGTTAATTGGCGTGATGTATTGAAAGAGTTTGTATCTAGTACTATGCGAGGTGCAGATGAATATACATGGCGACGATTTAATAAGAGACTCATGGTTAATGATTTGTATATGCCAAGCCTTGAGAATGAAACTGTCGGCGAATTAGTCGTAGCAATAGATACATCAGGCTCAATAGGTGGTAGAGAGATTACTGAGTTTGCGTCTGAACTGGTCTCTATTTGCGATGTGGTTACGCCAAACCAAGTGAGAGTTTTATGGTGGGATACAGAGGTGCATGGTGAACAGATATTCACACCGAGCAATTACGCTAACATCAAAGAAATACTTAAACCACAGGGTGGTGGGGGTACTCATGTATCTTGTGTGAGTGAGTATATCAATGAGAAAAAGATAACTGCCGAGGCAACCATTGTATTCACAGACGGATACTTGGAGTCAGATATTAAGTGGAACATACAATCACCAACACTTTGGCTAGTGACGCAGGCTAGGGACTTCATTCCCCCAACAGGCAAAGTCATTAGAAAGGAGGACTAAATGGGTTGGTATGATGTAGACGAGGATATTCATGGCAATATGAAGTACTCTGAGGAGGATTTAAATGAACATGCCGTTATAGAGGGTAGTGCTTTATTCAAAGAACTAATGGAGACAGCGATGATAGAGAATTATATAGATGATGAGATGATTAAGAAACGCATATGGCTACTCAGAAAATTGCATATGACTATCACGCATGAGGATATTAATTTTTACATGAACAAAGCTACTGATGAACGCATTAATGAATTGGTAGCAGAACGGACTATGGAGTTAGCAAATGAGTAAGCAAAAAGAAATTATAGTAAGTAATGTAATTGTACGAGGGTATGTTAAACATGGTAATGGTAAGAAAACATTATTTGAATTTAACAAGAACGACTTTGAGCCTAAGTCATTAGAGAAAATCTTTGAGGAACTAGGGAGGAAATATCAATGAGAGGTTTTACGAAAGGTTATAACAATGCATTAGCAATATATAAGAAAGCAAGACTAGCAAAACAGAAGAAACATAAAATTAAATATAGACAACGAAAGGAAAAGTAACATGAATACTAATTTTGACTATGCAAGATTATCAGAAATCGCAGACAAAGTCGTACCCTTTAGAGGGACTAACCGATACCCTATTGAGAGTAGGCGTCATACTTATAAGTATTTTACCATAGATACTGACACCGACGGACAGAGAGTATTTAATATCGGATACTATCATATCTATGACAAAGAGATGTTTACTAAGGAACAATATGAAGACATACTTAAAAGTACGAAATTAAAATCTGAATTAAATAAATATAATATAGAAACTACATGGGATGAAGTTAATAGAAACCATGTGCGTACAGGCAATTATTATAAGTATAATAAAAATGATAGGATACTAGCTAAAGTCCGTGCTGATAATACGATTGAGTTTACTGAAACAAATTATGGACAAGGTGATAGGCATTTCTTAACAGGCGATAATTGGCGTGCTAGTGGATACTTTTCTACAAGTGTTAGACATGGTGGCTCAACATACTTCTTTGCAGGGACTAGTCGTAAGCAGGGTATACCTATATTTAAAGGCTTAAGATTTCATATAGAATCAAAACAAGTACACCCCGATAGTAAATATGTTATTAGACGACGAATAGTTAATCGTAAAAAAGTTAAAGAGGCATTTAAGAAATACGAACAACCATTCAGTTTAGCTAAGACTATGTTGGGTGCTATGACATATGAAGTCTTTAATGATGATATGCATAATGTTATAGCAGAGTATATTGGAAGTGAATTTAAACAACATAACTATCTTGGACATGATGATAGACTTAAAGCTATGAAAATTGCTGATTCAATTATCTTAGATAAACCATTAGATGCTATTTATTTATATGTTAAAAGTATAGGTATTAGATTTTGGCAGGACGATAAACCTATTGATGCATTTACTCGCGTATATGATAAACTAAAAACTCATCTATATTATGTGAACGATACCTTTGACTATGAGGAATACACTACGACAGACGGATTACCCTCATCTACATGGGACATGGACTTAGTTGTAAGTGGAAATATAATTAAACGATAGGAGTCATATGGATTTAAAAAGCTATAGAGGGTATGAACCAATGCCACATAGTACATTACAAAATCATTGGCGAGTACTTATGCATAATATAAAGGGTAGCTACACAGTATATGTAGATAGGGACTATACTAGAACCTTTACGGATACTACGCTACCCACATTTATTAAAATGAAGTTATCTTTTATGAGTGTTGAAGAACCTTTGTATACGACTGAAATGATGCCGTTGTATCCTAATATCTTTATATACAATGGTAAGATAACTGACCTTGCAAATATAGGTTGGCGTGTTACTGAGAATACTAATATATTGGTCATGCATAACAATGATTTAAATAGTATAAGAGGTGAACCAATTATGGAGAATAAGAATGACACCCGAAGTAAAAGTAAAAAACAAAGTAAAGAAAATTCTAGACAGTTTAGGTTGCTATCATTTTTCACCACTAAGTGGAGGCTATGGTAGAAGTGGTGTGCCTGACATCATCGCATGCTACAAGGGTAGGTTTGTCGCTATAGAATGTAAAGCAGGAAAGGGCAAGCTCACCGAGTTGCAGAAATACAACATAGAACAGATACAAGCCACAGAAGGCTTGGCAATCGTGGTAAATGAGAGTAATATAGAGGAACTGTTGACTCAATTAAAGGAGGTAATATGACAGAAAATCAAGGTGCAGGAACATCAACACCCATCACTGCTGATATGGTAAACCACCCACCCCACTACACTCAAGGGGGTATCGAAACAATCGACTATATCAAAGCCAAGATGTCGCCAGAGGAATACATAGGTTACATCAGAGGTAACATTCTAAAATACACAAGCCGAATTGGTCTTAAAGGTAATCCTGTAGAGGATGCTGGCAAGATAGTTTGGTATGCCACAGAACTTAAAAAGTTTCTATCTAATATTAAATAATCTACTGGTATCACTTTAAATAGGAGGTCTGTATGTTAGACCAAGCATTAGCGTGCCTTGCCACAACCATATTTATGGAGGCAAGTATTGAACCTGAACAAGCTCAAATCGGCGTAGGATATGTATTGATGAGGAGAGCAGAGTTTAATCATAAGAATATTTGCTCAGAGATGAAAAAGCCTTATCAGTTTAGTTGGTATGGTGTGCTACATCCACCACAGACGATAGAACAGAAATATTATGATTTGGCTTATAAGATTCTTAATGGAAAGGTATATGATTATTCATATGGTGCAACATCATTTCACGACAGCTCTATCAAAAAACCTAAGTCTTGGTATAAAATGGTCAAAGTCGTACAATGGTCACATATGATATTTTATAAACAGGAGGAAACAAAGTATGCAAGTAGATAAAGTCCCATACGCATGGGCATTAGAGGAGTTTGATAGTCAAGGTAATCTTATATGGTCATCTATGATGTTGACTCGCCCTAAAGAACTATCATGGTTTAGAGATTTACCTAGTAAAAAACATAACATTGTGCTAACACCTTTATACAAAGATGAAAGTAAAGAGGAAAGATTAGACGGAGTTAAGAGCTACAAAGAGGCAACAAAAAGGTTAGTCGATGCGAATACAGGTCTCTAATAGGGCACAGGCTTTAACTGACGGAATTGTAGTAGCAATTATGATGATTTGTATTGGTTATATATTGGAGTGGACAATATGC